GGCTTCGGCATCGAAGCCCAGCCGGCCGAAGAGCCGGTCGCACGGGTACTGGCGAACTTGTGGCCACAAAAAAAGAAAGTAGACGCTATCCGCCCGCCGCCCGGACCATCGACAGGCTGCCGGCGCGAATGGCGTCGGGCAGCTTCGGCCAGGCGTTCATCACGGCGACTAGCTCGGAGTTGATGGCGGGCGTTTCGGGATCGAGTGCGCCGCTTTTTGCGCCGCCTCGACCAGGAATTGCGGTTTTTCTGGGGATTTGTCGCGAGGTTCGAATCCCACTCCCTCCGTTAAGTCCTTTCGCATCAACAGGTTGCGTTTCGCAAGGAATGGCAGAACTGCTCATGACATTGGGGCTTATGTCCCATTCGCACGATTCGTTGCTGCTGTCCGCGTCTGGCTGCTGCGCCTGATTTTGCGCCTCGGATGCGCCGTTTTTTGCGCCGCCTGCCGCCCGGTCGAAGTGGTCCTCGGTTGTCTGGGCGTAGTGCTTCAGGCTCACCTTGGCGTCATGTCCCATCCACAAGGCGACGACGTGGACCGGAAACCATTCGAGCAACTCGGTTTCCCGGCTTGACCGCAGGTTGTGGAACAACCGGGGCCACGGCTCCAGGCCCGCCCGCTTCACCAGCTTCTGGAACGCCGTCCGCAGGTTGCAGTTCCGCCAGCCGTTGGGGCCCTGGGCCTTTGCCAGGTGTGTCCCGCCGACGACGTGGGTCTGACCGGATTCGGCCAGGTCGAAAGCCTCCTCGAGGAAGGGCCGCAGCTCGGCGAACAGAGGAATCCTCCGGCTCCCCTTGCCGTCGTAGCGGTCGGTCTTGGGGCTCGGGACTGTGATGCGGCTTCGCCCCCAATCGACGTGCCGCCATTCCAAGGACAGCACCTCCGACGGGCAGCGCAAGCCGCCGTAGCGGCACAGGGCGATGATGATTCGCCAGGTCGGGTTGGCCACGTCCAGCAGCTTTCGCACCGCATCGCGGTCGATGAAGCGTTGCCGGGCGCTGACGTTGGCCGCCGGGATTTTCACTTCCGAGAACGGGTTTTCGTCGATGAGCTTGTGCTTGCGGGCGACGTGGAAGAATGTGCGGGCGAAGGAGAGCCGCTTGGCCACGGTGGCCGGGGCCAAATCTTGCGTGAGCAACCAGGCCTTGAACTGGTCGCAATCGCCGATCGTGATGCCGCGCAACGGCTGGTCGTCGCCGAAGAACTCCGTCAGGTTCCGGCAAGGCTGTTGCCAGACCTCCAGGGTGGCGGGCTTCACGTCAGGGCGAGAGAGGATGTAAGAGCGAAGGAACTCGCCCAGGGCCGCCCGCTTTGGGGCTTCGACCAAACCGACCGCCGCCAGCTTGTCGCGGAGTTTCGCCCCGATGTTCGTCAACCATGCGGCCGTGTCCCGTGGGACGGGTTGCCCGCCGATCTTCGCCGACAAGAGCGCTTCGACTTGCCGGGCGATGGCGTCGGCGCTCTTGCGGTCGATCCTGCCCAGGCGGATCGCCTTGCGGCTTTCGTCGGCGTCCACGAACAGGATGCGCTTGCGGCCGTTGGGATCATTCACAACGCTTGCCATGATGTCTTTTCCAGGGATTCAGGGACGATAAACGTCTTTGCGATGCGCGACGCGAAGTACCAGCACGATCAAAGCTTCATCCTGGACCGTGTAGACGACGCGGTACTGTCCGACGCGAATTCGCCAAAGGTCTTCCGTGCCGTGCAATTTGACGGCCCCAGGGGGCCGGGGGTCGCCGGCCAGGGCTTCCGTCGCGGCCGCAATCCGCCGCTGCACCTTCTCCGGCAGCTGGCGCAGGGCCTTGTCTGCCGACGGTTTGTAGATGACGGCATAGGGCATGTCATTTCATCCCCAGCCGTTTCTTGATGTCTTCGAGAGGGACGCCGCCCTTCTCCTTCAACGCCTTGCGGGCCGCCTTGAGGTCTTGCTCGTCCTCGATGCGCTCCAAAAGCGCCAGGTCGTCCATCGACACCAGCGCGGCCACGCCCTTGCCCCGGCGTTCCAGGATGATGCGTTCGCCGGCGTAAGCGACGCGGTTCAGGGCGTCGGCCAGGTTGTTGCGAACGTCCACGACACGCATGGTGGGTTCTCCCTGGGGGGTGAGCGATGGCGTACATTATAACGCTCAGCGCCTTGAGAGTAAGTCAGAAACCTTCCGCGTAGGGGCCGACCGGGGCCGGGCCGCCGAACAGGCCGGCTGGCCCCAGGCCCGTCGCCGGTCGCACTTCCCGGGCGTCTACACTGTCTACGTCTACACTCGCATGTATTTCCCGAAGATTTTGAGCGAGTGTAGACGTAGACACCGTAGACAGGACGAAAACACGTCGCGGGTGGCCCCCTGTAGCCGGGGGCGGTTCCGTGACCCATCTGCCGCGCCCGGCTCTGGTCAGCCCCTCCAGAGCCGCTTCCGCCGTGCCGGGCTCTTTCAACCATCGGCACCCTTGCTGCACCTCGCGGGGCGTCACCGTGCCGCCCTCGCGGCCGATCCTGTCCGCCAGCCGGCGCTGGTCCCGTCCAACAACCGAACGGCCCCCTGGGCCGCGCCAAAGCCCGGTAGCCCTTACACTGGGCACGAAGCACGAACCATGTTCCCGTGGGAGTCTCTCGTGTCCGAATCCACCGAACCGATCCCGGTGATCCCCAACGGCATGACGGTATTTCGCCTCCAGGACGGGCCCGAGCTGAAGCTCGATCTGATCGAGACGTTCTTTCGCTTCCAGGAGCTGCTCCAGGAGTTCGCTGAGAAGTCCTATCTGGAGCTGCTGCGGGCCATAATCTCGCACGTGCGGGACCGGACTGGGGTGGAGCTGACCGTTGGCCAGGCCGACTGGCTCCGGCACACGGTCGATTGCGAATGGCTGCTGCTGAAAAAAAAACGCGACGAAGAGCTGAAGTCGCTGAGTTCTACGGCCTCAACCCCTGGGCTCTGACCAGGACGCAGGCGGCGGGGCTTTGGGCCAACATTCCGCACCTGACGGCCCGCCGGCAGTTGCGGGGCCTCGGTTCTCGGCCGCACCCGCCGACGGCCGACGAGATTTACCAGCTCGTCCTGGCGGACACCGGCGACCCGGCGCGGGCCGATGACGCCTGGGCGGCCTATCGGGCGGAGGAATTGAGGCGGCAGCCCGCCGGAGAGGAAGCCCCATGATTGCCAACAACGGGGCCGTCAAGGCCTTTCTGTCGCCGAGCGGGACGGCCGGCTATCGGCCGTCGATAGTCGGCTCGTTGGCCCTATTCTACGACGACGGGATCGACCATTTCCGGGTGTTTCGCGACGTGCCGCGGATGCGTCGCGACCCCCGTGTCCGCCTCGGTCTGCGCATCATCGCCGGCCCGGTTCGTTGTGCCAAGTGGCGTATCCGTGGGTCTTCCGACGTGGCCGCCTACGTGGACGAGACCCTTCGGTCGGTCTGGCTCCATTGGTTGCCACGCATCCTCGGGCCGCTCCTGGAGTACGGCTGGATGGGCGGCGAGGCCGCCTGGCAGGAGAGGCAGGGCCGGATTGTCCTGCGCGAGATTCGGGACTTTTGCCCGATGGACGTGCGCCCCCTGACGGTGGGGCGGGTGTTGACGGGCGTGCGCGTGTACAACGTCGCGTCCCACGGCGAAGTTACGTTGCGGCCGCCGCGGGCGTTGTGGGTCGCGAACGAATCGGAATACGGGCACTTTTACGGGCGTTCGCGCTACGAAGGGGCCTATGTGCCGTTCGTTGAGAGGCGGGGTCGGCACGGGGCGACGGACGCCCGCCGCCTGTGGTTCGCAAAGAACGCCTTCCGTAGTGGTTTGATTCGTTACCCGGCCGGCCCGATCCCCGACGAGGACGGGAACCTGGTGGACGGCCAGGACCTGGCCAACGAGATCGTCGAGAAGTTCGCCACGGGCGGGACTTTGTCGTTGCCGAACGTGCGCGACGAGCGTGGGGATTATGCGTGGCTCTGGGACGACGCGAAGGTGAACGGTGACATCCGGGGCGTCCGCGAATACGCCCACGACCTGGACCAGGAGATTCTGGAGGGCATGGGCGTGCCGCCGGAGGTCGTGGCCGCCATGAAGAGCGGGTCGGGGTATGCTGGCCGGTCGGTCCCGATGGTCTGTTTTTTGACGGGCGAGGACGAGATCGTCCAGACCGTCATTGGCGCCCTGGACCGGTGTGTGGTGGCTCACGGAGTGCGTGTCAATTTTGGCAACGTGCCCTACACGATTGAGCCCGTGTCGCTGGTCGAGACGCTCCTGGGGCGTCCGTCGGCGGGCCGCCGGGTGCCGCCGACGAAGGCGCTACCGAGCCCAGGCGGTCTTCCCCCGTCGCACCAGCCCTATGAAGGCCCGCGCGGCGGCGTGGGGTGGCGGGACCCTGACACCGGGTCGGTCCATTACGAACATCCTTCCTGGGACGGTCCTGATGGCGGCGTGCTCAGTCTGTCGCACGAGCGTGCCCCGAAGGGCGGGATCACCGTCGGCGGCCGGTTTTACAGGGGCGGCCAGTTCATTCCCGGTCGGGCGATGGAGGAGGCCACGCCCGAGGAGCGGGCCGCGATTGAGGCCGACAAGGAGCGGCACCGTCAGCGGCTCAGGGAGATGGGCGAGCCGGACCGTGGCCGGCTGCGAGAGGCGCTTCGGCCGTATGAGGGCGTGGACCTCACTGCGGAAAACACACGGTCGGCGAGGCGGGCTTACGGGGCGCTGCGCTCCTTGCACGGGGACCTGACCGTCCACCGGATTTCCCAGTTGATCGACCAGGACCGTCAGGCGCTGGAGGCGGAGGAGCCGGGCAGTTCCATGCACGAGTTCTACCGGCGCCGGCTTGCCGCGTTCCGGCGCATGCTCGACTGGCACGAGGCCCACGAGGCCGCGTCCGGCGGTCCGGCCAAGGCGGCCCCGCGTCCTCCGAGTGCGGAAGGCGGCGGGCCAAAAGGTGGCGGCAAGGGTGGCGGTCGGCATGGCGTGGAGGCGGACGGGCCGGGTGGGAGGTCCGAACCGGCCAAACCGGCCGAACCGGCCGAACCGGAGGCGTCCCGGTCGCCGGCATCAAGGCCGTCGCGATCGCGCCCGGCTGAGGCTCCACGGGAAACTCCACAGGGCGGTCCGGCCGAGGATTCGGCTGGGCAAAAGGCTACGGCGGCAACGCCGGATCGGAAGTCGGCGAACGCGGTTGATGTTGCCTACGAGCAGGTCCGGCGGTTTCTGAACGGGATTTCCGAGCGTATTCCGCCGCCGGCCGAGATCGATGCTTTTGTCAGTGATTTGAAGCGCAACCTGTTCAAGGAGGAGTTTGGCAAACTGTTAAATCGTGTTGGCATTGCGGGCCGGCCGCGAAGCCTGGCGGCCGCCGCCAAGGCGTTGCGGGACGTTCTGCGCAACCAAGCGGACATGCAGGCCAAGGTCAATCAGATTGCCGCCGGCGCGCGTCAGAAGGCCGAACCGGAGGCGGCGGACACAAAAGGGCCCGTTTCCGACGCCCCGACGCCGCCAGGGGGGCCGGCCCGGAAGGCCGAGGCGAAGTCTTTGGCGGGAGGGACCGCCCTGCACCCCTTGGCCCAGAAGGTGGCCGACCGCTTCGGCGAAATGCTCGATGGGCACCAGGACCTTGACCCGAAGAAACGGGCCTCGTATCGCGAGGCCATGACCGGAGTTCTGGCCGCAATGCCGCCCGAGGCCGTCGCCCGGATCGACGCCGGCGTCTCCGGCATCCACTTTTATTCCGACGCGGACCGGCTCGGCCAGGCCCTGGCCGCCATAAACCCAAGCATCAAGGAAATTGTGAGGTCCGGCCAGCGGGTTTTAGGGGCCTTCTCGATAACGAGCCGAAAATTGCACCTCGACGGGGGTGGGCCCAAATATTCGGCACGCGAGGTTTACGCCCACGAGCTGGGGCATGCGCTCGACGGTCCGCGGAACGAGGTCAGCGACAGTCGGGAATGGCGGCTGGCCTGGAACGCCGAGATCGCCAGTGGGGAAGTCCTGGGGTCTTATGCCGCCATCAACGTCATCGAGGGCATGGCTGAGTTTGCCCGCGCCGTTTACGGGGGCAAAGTGGACCTGAGCGTCCTCGCCCGCTCCTGTCCGCGCTGCACGGCGGTGTGGAAGTCCAAGGGGTGGTGGCCGGAGTCGCCGCAGGAGCCGAAGTTGGCGAAAAAAAGGAAATCACGATGAAGCCGTTGCTGGATCAGATTTTCGACAAGCCCATTGTCGTTGACGGGGTCCTGGCCGACCTTGAGGCCGTTGACGGAACGCCAGGCCCGGACGGTGCGGCGGCCGCAACTGGCCAAGACGTGCGGGGCGACGGTCCGGCCATAAAGGATGCAGGCCGCGACGGTCCTGAAGTGGCGGAGGGTGGGTGGGTAGTTCCCACGCTGGAACCATGAGCGCGCCGGCCGAACTGTTTCCCGATTACCCCGACGGCGACTTCGATCCCGACGGGGACCTGTTCCCCGACTATCCCGAGGAGCCTCAGGGCGGCCCGCGTTCGCCGGCCGCCCTGAGCCTGGGCGGGGCCGAAGCCCTGCGGGAGGACCACGAGGCCGTCCGGGCTGGCCGGCTCGTGGACGACGTCATTGCCCGCGGCACGGTCGCCGGCGTCGCCGTCTCCGAGGAAGTGCGCCGCCAGGTCCGCCAAGCGGTTGCCGAGGCCGTAAAAAAAAACACTTTTCCGCGGCCGTCCTGATTGACGAGGTGCGGCTGGTCATCGCCCGGTGCGAACCCCTTCTGGCCCGGGCCCTGACGGAGACCCTGATCGCCGCTTGGGTCGCCGGCACGGTGCCGGTCGTGGCCAAGCTGCCGCCGCCAGATGCCTGGGGCCGTCTGGCGGACGCCGCGGCCTTGCCTAGGCCGGTCATTCCGCCGGCCCTGCCACCGCCCCTGTCGCCCGCGTCCGAAGCCGGCGGCGACGGCGGCGATGGCCCGCTGGTGCGGTTCCCCCTGATCGAGCGCGCGGCACAAGACTTGGCCGCGCGACGGGTCATGACCCGCCAGGACTTTGACCGGCTGGCCGAGGACGCCAGGGCTTCCGCCTTCACCGTCTCCCGGGTCGCGGGCCTGGACGCCATCGAGAAGGTCCGCGACGCCCTCGCCGGGGACGTGCTCCGGGGCGGCACGCTGCGGGAGTTCGTCCTCGCGGTCGATGACGCCGTGGGCCGGTCGGCCCTGTCCGGGGCCCATGTCGAAACCGTGTACCGGACGAACGTGCTGACGGCTTACGCCGTGGGCCGGGAAGCAATCCTGGCCCACCCGCTCGTGTCCGACCTCTTTCCCTACCGCCGGACCGTGCCCGTCCGGGACGAGCGGCTGACGGAACTTTGCCGGATCATTTCGGAAAGCGGCCTGAACGGCACCGGGGTTTTCCGGGCGGACGACCCGGTGTGGCGAAGGTTCAAGCCTCCGCGACACTGGAACTGCCGTTGCCTCGCCGTCGCCATGACCGTCGAGGATGCCGCCGCGTCCGGCATCAAAGAGGCCCGTGAGTGGCTCCGGACCGGCCTGCCGCCGTCGGCCCCGGAGTATGTTCCCTACCCTCGCGTTGAGCTTCCGGAGGGCTGGGCCCCGGTCGGCGACAGCCTGGTCCCGGCCTGACGCCCGGAGATGCTTCAGTAGGCCGTATAGTGGGGGCCATGCTGATCGAGGTAGGCGGCATGCCGGTCATTCCGCTGCACGACGCGGCCGAGGCCATGGCGGACTGCGCGGACTTCCTGCACCCGGACTTCACCCGGGCCAATTCTTTCGTCTGCCCGGCCGGGGAGGCGCCGGCCCGGGGCTGGTTCCTCCTCCACCGCGACCAGGTGGACCAGCTCAAAAGCGAAGACCGGCTGGTGGACGCCGTGATCGCCGACGACGACGGCTACCGGCAGTGGCTCCGCAAGCTCGTTTTTTTGCACGCCGTCCGGATTTCGCCCGGCGCGCCGAACGACCCGAACGCCTGCTATCTGGCGTACTTCGCCGACCGGCGTTGGCTCTGCCACAACCCGACGTTCGCGTTGCCGGTCAACCGGCAGTACAACGTGCGGGCCCCGGGCTACACGACGACGGACTACTACGAGGATTCCCTGGACGACGGCGAGCCGTGGACCTGGGACCGGATGGTGGAGGACCTCTGGACGCTCAACGCGGCCCGGCTGGGAGATTATCCCGGCCTGCCGGTCGTGGACGCGGCGGAATCGACCCTGGAGCCGGACGGCCGGCCGGAGGGTTGGCGGTTCGTGGGGGTTTCCGCCTGGCGGGCCCTCTGTCAGGTGTTAAGCAGGATCGGCTGCACCGTCGCCGTCGATTTGGCGCAGAGCGAACGCCAGTACACCATCGTGCGTGTCGGCCAGGCGGACAACGAGGCGGACCGGACCTTGGCTCGGGCAATCGGCCAGGGTCGGGACGTGTTCGACGCCGAGTGCGTCGAGGCCGTTCGCGGGAAGATTCCCTACGGCGTCGAGGTTTACTTTCGCCGGGTGGAGAGGCACACCGGCAGCGAGCCGACGACGCCCAGGTCGTCGCGCCAGTGGTCCACGAACCCGGTATACACGGTGCAGGTGGTCGGCCCCGAAAGCGGCAAGGCGGAACCGGGGGTGTACGCCCCAATCTGGGACGACCTGCCGGCCTACTTCGGTCCGGACGGGGAGGTCACGGACGATTCGCGGGAGGCGTGCGAGACGCGGGCGAGGGAAAGGGCGGACGACTTTTACCGGCAGCTGCGTTCGTCGGGCGGCGGCCGCCTGCATCAGGCCTTTGCCGGCGCGGTCGGGTTTCGGCCGGGGAGCACGATCAAGGCCGTGCAGTGGAAGCAGCTCCAGGCGGCGACCGAGCATTTCGGCGGCCTGGTGACCGAGATCGTCCGGCACCCGTTCCGCGTGATGACCTTCGACGAGGACTGGCAGTCCTACGTCCGGGATTCCAATCGGGCCGCGCCGCCAGACCTGACGCCCGCGCTGCCGATGTATCCGGAATTGAAGCAAACCGTCCGCGTCGATTCGCTCCCGACCGGCTACGGCCCGGGCACCCGGACGCGGTACGGCGGCACGGTGCTGCGGTACAACCCGGAGACGGACAGCTTTCTCGAGGGCGAGACGTGTCTCGTCCGCGACCTCAACGGCAGCGCCCTGGCCGTCGGCCGGAACTACACGGGTCGCCTGTCCGGGGAGGCGGACGGCCTTCCGGTCTACCTCGTGGACGGCGAGCTGCCCGCCGGCTACGGGCAGTTCTGCGTCGATTTGGTCGAAAGCGATTGCGTGAACGGACAGTTCACGAAGGTCTTCAAGAGCCTGCACGCCAACGTGCCAATTTGGATTGAGGATGTGCCGTGCAAGAAGCCGCCGGGAGGGCCGCCCGGGTCTCCCGGCTCTTCGTGCCCGACCGGGCAGGTGGACACGAAAGGCTTTACCCCGTGCGACTGCATGCCCGCGCAATTCATGATTGATGCCGTTGGGTACGCCGGCGACGGTTGCGGCAGTCTCAACGGGTCGTTCCTGATGCGCTACCGCCAGGACGGGCAGAAATGGGACACCGGCGGAAGTCCGAGCGACTTCACGCTCTCCTATGCCGCGCCGCTCTTCCGCGTGACGGACCGCTTCGGCAACGTCTGGACCAAGGACGGCACACAGTGGGACTGTCTGGGGTCGAACACGTTGACGCTCAGCGTCATGGCACCCGGCTGTCTCGACGTTCCACCCGATGTTACGGTGAGGCCAGCGTGATGGCGACGGTCATGAATGCCAACCCGCCGGCCCCGACAAGTCCCGGCGTCCCGCTTCAGCCCGCCGGGTACGGCGGGCCAGGTGGCTCGATGTGCTGCTGTGGCCAGACGGGCGGCGGGTATCTCAAACGCAGTTACGACATATATCAGCCTTGTTGTGACTGCGGGCCGATGCCTGCCTATTGGGTTGTTCTCGCCGAGGGGTTTACCCCAAATTATTGCAACCATCCGGGGTGCAGTCGTTTCAATGGAAGACATATTTTGTGTCAAACTGATCCATTGGGCATCATAAATTGGCCTTTGTTCTGTTATGGTGGGGCCCCCGTGGGGCGGGATGCTTGCCAATGGGCGATTTTGAGTAAAGAACGATTCGTAATATGTCCCGAAATAGGAATTATAGGAGAAATGACAAACTTGTTTTGGCAATTGGTATTTCCTCTTTATTATTTTCCAGACCCAAATGTGCCTTGTCTCTCTCTCGCCAGATTGTTCTGTGGGTACGAAATTGTGTATTTTGGGACAGACATTCGCTTTGGAAGCGCTTACGCCCAATATCGGCCAATGACATTGGACACTCTCTGTCATGGAACAACGAGATGGGAAAAAGTCCATTGTTTTGACGCGACCTTCAATGGCATCTTCGTACCTGGCCTCTGTCTTTGTCCGCCATTCGTCACGACGGAGCCTTACATTCCATGACAACCTTGACGGTCCTGCCGACATCAGACATCGACAAGGAGCGGCCGTGTCGGCACCGCGGCGGGCGGCCTGACCCGGACGAGCCCTTGAGGCCGTGCGGCAGCAAGTGGCTCGTCAACAACCAAACGGTGCCCGAGGAATTTTGCCGGGTCTGCCCCTACGCGGACGTGCCGAACCCTCGCACCAGAAGGTGGCAGTCGCTTTGGCGGCGGTTGACGTTTCGGCTGTGGCGGTTGCGCCGGCAGGGATGGCTGCGGCGGCTGGTCGCGGACCTCTGGCACGTCGTCCGGCGTCCGTGGCTGTTGCCGCGTCTGGCGCGGGCCGTGGCCGAAGACGCCGCGGACGGGTTCGCGCGTCTGGAGCAAGGCGAGTACCAGCGCCGGCTGGAAACGTGCCGCCGCTGCCCGGGCGGCCACTTCGACGCGGACGCCGGGCGTTGCCGGGCGTGCGGCTGTTCCGCCGGGCCGGGATCAATCTACGACAAGCTGGCCATTCCGGGCCAGAGGTGCCCGCACGGTTACTGGGGGCCGCATGTTTCGTCGCATTCGTGACTGGTTCGCCAGACGGACCGCCCCGAGGCCGGCCCGGGAGTACGACGTGCCGATGACCGGCCGCGTCGAGTGCTGGCAGGCGCACCCGGAGATGCCCCTGGAGGCAATGATCGACCTGATCCAAAGGTCGCCGCCCTGCTACTGGTCCGCGCCGGACTGGCACAACTGGCCGGTCACAATCGAAGCCCACCGCGAGGCCATGCGCCGCTACGCCGCGAGCCTGCCGCCGTACCCGGAAGGCGAGTTCGACGGGCGGGGCATCGTGATCTGCGCCGGCGGCTGGCGGTTCTTCGCCAGCCTCTACGTCACGGTCCGCATGATCCGTGCGTGCGGCTGCGAGCTGCCCGTCGAGGTGTGGTATCTGGGGGACAGCGGCGAATACGACCCGCGCATGGGTCTGATCCTGAAGGGCGTGACCTGGCGTGACGCCAACGCGGTCGCCCGGGAGCGCGGGTTGCGGCCCCGGTTCCTCGGCGGCGGACAGGGGTATCCGCCGTGGGAGCTCAAGCCGTTCGCGGTACTGTTCAGCGGCTTCCGCCAGGTCCTCTCCCTCGACGCCGACAGCTACCCGGTCCGGCGGACGCGGCGCGGCTCGCCCGACTGCATCGCCCGCCTCTTTTCGTCCAAGGCGTTTCGCGACCGCGACCTGTTCTGGCCCGACCGGTGCGGCCCCCTGCGGGCGGAAGGCTGGCGTCGGTTCGGCCTCCCGCCCCAGACGGGGCGGGAGGCCATCGAGAGCGGCCAATTCCTTGTGGACAAGCGGCGGTGCTGGAAGGCCCTCAACGTGGCCTGGTGGCTCAACGAACACCGGGACTATACCTACAAACTCGAATCCGTCGCCGGCGTTTACGGCGACAAGGACCTCTTCGACATCGCCTGGACGTATACCCAAACCCCCTGGCAGTTCCCATGGCCGCGGCCGGCGTTCTGGGACAACGCCTACATTCAGAAGGACTTCGACGGGGACGTCCTGTTCGTCCACCGGACGCACTCCAAGTTCCGCTTCAACGAAACGGACCGGTTCCAGTCTTATGCCGGAGGCCCCGTGGCCCCTTACGGCCTGCGGTTGAAGGAACACTGCCGCGAGGACGAGGCCCACGCCTATTACCGAGAGGCGGAACGGCTGGTTTACCCCGAGCGATTTTTCCGCGTTCGAGGCAGTCGCGACCGCGACGAGTGGGACGACGCATGGCTGCGGGGCGTTCCGGGACTGCCCGACCGGCTCGACGGCCTGACGGTCCTGGACCTGGACGCCGGCGTGGGCGCCTTCGCGGCCCTCTGCCTCGAACGCGGGGCCGCGCACGTCACGGCGGTCCAGGACGACCCTGCCCTGATCCCTCATTTCCAGCGGAACGTCGCCCGCTGGGCCCGTGAGGGCCGGCTGACGCCGGTCTACGTCCGCAACGAAGCACCACCAGAGGCCGACGTGATCCGGCGGCCGAACCAACCGTTGATCATTCGGCCCAAGGAGAATTGACCATGCCTTACGTATCGACAGACAGCGGCGACCTTAAGACGGGCAACCCCGTGACCGGATTTTTCGGGTCCAAGACCGAGACGTTCGGCACACCCATCGTGCGCTGCATCCCGCCGCGGCCGTCGCCGGCGGGGGGCAACCGGACCCGCCTCACCGGCCTGGGTTACAAGCCGGCGGCGACGGCCCACACCCTGACGGTCCTCGGAGAACTCGGGCGGACCACCGTCGCGACGGACGCCGCCTCCGGGGCGACTTCGATCAAGGTGACGTCGCTGCCCAGCGATTCCAGTGGCGGCCCGCCGAGCAACGGCGATTACATCGTCATCCAGTACGAGGACGGGTCGTGGGACGCCGTCCTCATCTCCAACTACTCGGCGCTCACCTTCACCGTTCCGGCCCTGGCGCAGAAGGTCAAGGCCGATTCGACGTTGTACTTCATGGGCGCGCCGGGCGACTGGGCGAACCAGCAGATTACCATGGTCGCCAGCACGGAATTCACGTTCGTGGGCAACGAGAAGTGCTGCCTGGGCGTCGGCACCAAGGACAACTCGCCGCTGGTCGTCCACAGCGACAACGCCGGCAACGCCGGGACGCTGCGCTTCACGAGCTTCGCCTACGGGGCCGCGTAGCGACCGTTCCCGGCGGCCACGCGGCCCGGGCGTCAGGCGGCGTCCCGCATGAGGCGGCGGCACCGCTCCTGGTAGGCCCGCTGCTTTTCCCGCTCGCACTGGAGGCAGTAGGAGTTGACGCCGTCGTCGCTCTGCTGCGAGAGGGAGAATTCGTACCAGAATTTGGCGCGCTTGCAGTTCTTGCAAGGCTTCTTGGGGGGCCGTCCCGCGGCGGTGAGGACGACCTCCACCAGCCTCCGCCCGCTGACGGTCACGCGGGCCGTCCGCTCGCCGACCGTCACCAGGCACTGATGGCGGCCAGGCCGGCGTGAGGGGCGGCGGCCCCCTTGTTTGACGCGAGGGGCGGCGGCCCGGACGACGGCCGGCATCAGGTCGCGGGAAGGGAATTCGCCCAGGAGGGTGAGGCGACACCCGACCGGCCGCTCCGATTCCGCGTCCTCCTCCTGAAGAATGAGGACGCTCCCCCAGGACGCCGCCAGTTCCAGGACCGCCTGGCCGACATGAAGGGCTTCGAGCTGGGTTGGCGACAGGGCGGGGAGCGTGAGCGGTTTGAAGTCGCGCCGGCTGTTCGTCCCCATGTCTGGATTGTAACCGCACGAATGTGAAAGCGGCCATAACACTTTGGGAAAACACGCCCGCAACTGGCCCAGACCCGACCAGGACCGGTAGCCGTTAGCCGGTAGCCGTTAGACTGGTGACCATGGCGCGGAGGCACTATTCCGAGGCGGAGAAGGCGGTCGCCCTGGCGGCCCTGGACGCCAACGGCGGCAACGTCCGCCGGACGGCCAGGCAGCTCGGCATGCCCAAACAAACTTTGAAACTGTGGGCCAGGGGCCGGGGCATTCACGAGCCAGTGCCGCAGGCCCGTGTGGCCCAACGCGCGGCCCTCGCCGACCGCCTGGAGGAAGTCGCCCATCAGCTGCTCGACAGCACCCTGGAGAAGATCGAGGGCGCGCCGCTCCAGGCCGTGTTCGTGTCGCTCGGCATCGCCGTTGAAAAGATGCGCCTCCTGCGCGACCAGGCAACGAGCATTCTCAATCATGGTGACCTCAGTCACGACGAGCGCGTTGCCCGCGTCATGGCAATCCTGGTCCAGGGATCGGGTGGAGAAGGCGATCCGCGCCTTGCCGAAGGAGGCCCTCCAGGAACTGGACAAATTCCTCCGGTCGGTGCCGACCCCGATCTGGACGCCACTGCCCGGCCCGCAGACCCTGGCCTACCGCAGCAAGGCGGATGAGGTGTTTTTCGGGGGCGCGGCCGGCGGCGGAAAAAGTTTCCTCGGCCTAGGACTCGCCCTCACGGCCCATCGCCGCAGCCTGATCCTCCGCCGGGAATCCGTGCAGCTGGGGGAGCTGGTCGAACAGGTCCGCCGTCTGGTGGGACGCCGCGGCTCGTGGCGGTCCAACGGCCCCTACGGCGGCATCCTGCGGCTGGACGGCCGGGTCATCGAGTTCAACGGCTGCGAGCGCGAGAACGACAAGTACAACTACCAGGGACGGGCTTACGACCTCTACGTCTTCGACGAGGCGTCGCACTTCTCCCGGACCCAGGTGCAGTTCATCATCGGCTGGAACCGGACGGACGACCCGAACCAGCGGTGTCGCGTCCTGTTGACCGGCAACCCGCCGACGACGCCGGAGGGGCGCTGGGTCGTCGAGGATTTCGCCCCCTGGCTCGACGCACAGTTCCACCGCCCGGCCGCGCCCGGCGAACTTCGGTGGTACACGGTCCTCGACGGAAAACTGACCTGGCTCGAATCGTCGGACCCCGTCCTGCACCGGGGCGAACGCATCGTCCCACGCAGCCGCACGTTTTACCCGGCGCGGCTGCAAGACAACCCCATTTACATGCGGACCGGCTATCTGGCCCGCCTCCAGGCGATGCCGGAACCGCTCCGGTCGCAACTGCTCTACGGCGACATGACCGCCGGCATGCAGGACGACCCGTGGCAGGTGATCCCCACGGCCTGGGTCCGGGCCGCGCAGGAACGGTGGCGGCCCGACGGGCGGCCGCCGACCGGACTGTCGTGCCTGGGCGTGGACGTCGCGCGTGGCGGGGCGGACAAGACCGTCATGGCCGAACGCCACGGCCCTTGGTATGCCCACTTGCACAAGGCGTCCGGCAGCGACACGCCCGACGGGCCGGCCGTAACACGAATGATCGTCCGGACGGTCCAAGAGGCCCGGCGGCGGCACCACAACCTGAACCCGCGCGTCAACATCGACGTGATCGGCGTCGGGGCGTCGGTTTACGACGAGTGCCGACGCCACTACCGGCAGGACGTGCCATACGTCAAGGCCGTGGACTTCCGCGAGCGCGTCGGCCAACGCGACCGTGCCGGGGTCCTGACGTTCAAGAACTTGCGGGCCTACGCCTACTGGTCGTTCCGGGAGGCCCTGGACCCGGAACACGGCGACAACCTGGCCCTGCCGCCCGATTCGGAACTGCTGGCCGACCTGACGGCGGCCCGCTGGCAGCCCACGCCCGACGGCGTCAAGATCGAGAGCAAGGAGGAGATCGCTAAGCGCCTGGGCCGCTCGCCGGACTGCGCCGACGCCGTCGTCCTGGCCCACCTGGAACTCGGGCCGATTGTCATTCCGACGCCGACCGTCATCCCTCTGAGGACGCACCATGCAAACCGTTGAGTATCAGGTTTTGGTCCTGCCCATCGGCGACCAGATGTTACGCAGGCTGAACGAAGAGGCCGGCCTGGGTTGGCGCGTCGTCGCGACGCAACCGGTCGGCGTCCAGGAATCGCCCGTGTCACCGAGGTCGGTGCCGGGCATGTTTTGCCTCCTGGAGCGACCGGTCGCGGCCGCCTCCGCGAAGCCGGAAGCCCATTTGCCCAACGGGAACGGCAGGATCGTCATGGATTGAGGCCGCCAGGATTACGCGGCCAGGGCGTCGGAAATGTTCGGGCTGCCGCTCGACGGCAACTGGACCTTGTAACGCTTGCGGAAAAACTCCTGGAACTTGCCGGCCTGGTCGTTGGCCACGGTGAAGGTCGTCCGGTCGCCGGAGATCCATCGGGTCTGTCCCGCCACGACGACCAGCCCGACGCCACCGTGATACGTCACGGCCTCCAGCGCCAGGGAATCGACGTACACGGCCACGGCGTTTGTGAGCGTCCCGGTCACCTCGACGACGAGCTTCCAATCGGCCGGCAGAATGGTCGGCGTGTTGATCCAGAAATGGGGCAGGGCCCAGTCGGTGGGGAACGCCGCCGCGGGCAAGACGACGCAATCGCCCTCGACCCCGGCCGTCACTCGCGTGACGGACTTGGCCGGGGACCCGCCGGTCAGACCACTAACGTCCGCGTCCACAAGGTTTTGCGGCCCGGGCAGGCCGTACAGGGTGATTCGGTGCGTGACGTCCGGCGGCGACCCCGCTTGCGTCGCGACGACGACACACTCCATACCCTTGAGCAGGCGTAGGGCCGCCTGGACCTGGGCGCTCGTGGCGTTGTAGGCCAAAGGCGCGGTCGTTTGCGTGCCGCCGTAAGGGCCCGTCCAGGAGATGGTGTACGTCCCGCCGGTGGGCGACCCCGAGATTTGCAAGTCCTGGACTTCGTTCGTCGGGGCCGTCGTGGCGTAACCCGTCCCGGCGAAGCGTATGCCCAACTGCCCGGACGCCGGGACGGACGAGGCCTTCACGCGCAGGGACAGACAGTAGCGGCGGCGGCTCTTGAGGAGCGACGGCGGCACCGACTGTTCCAAGCTGATCGTTGCCTGTGCGCCGTTTCCCAGGAGCTTGGCCGCGGAACTGCCACGGAAGACGTTGGAGGCCTCCCGGAAGACGTGGGTTCCGGCCGTGCCGGCGGCAATCGTCCAGTTGGACGGCGTGTTGTCGGACCAGTTCTCGAAGTCGCCGTCCTGGACGGTCCTGGACCCGTTGGCGCAGGCGACCGTCGGACCCTGTCCCGAGCCCTCGTCCTGGTATCCGAGTTCCGCGTCGGGGATTCCACCGCGCCAGGCGAACAGTTCGGCCCCTTCGGCCGTCCCGTCCCGGATGCTGTCGGCGACGCACTCCACGACCATCGTTTCACTCGGCACGGCCAGTTCGGACGCCAGACCGTTGTAGCGGATGTGAGGCGCCGCGCCTTGGAGGGGCGAGTTCCACCCGTCGAGGACTTTCGTGGCCAGGACCACGCCGGTGCCGGTGTTGGACGCGCTCGCCGTCGCGCTGCCGAGCGTGACGGTGTTTTTCTGCACGGTCTTGCCGTCGTCCACCATCTGCTGGATCAGCGCGGCGAGGACGGCCTGGATGCTGGCCTGGGGCACGCGGAGCTGTTCGAGGACGGTGTCGCGGTCCAGCAGGGTCCGGTCGGCGTAGCCGGCCAGGGCCTGGCGCACGCCCGTGACCTGGCCGCGGAAGCCCTCATAGGTGCCGTACAGTCCTTCGATGATCGCTGTCAGGTCGGCGGCCTCGTAGAGGTCCACGATCTCCTTGAGGTCGGCCGGGTAGGTGGTCGTGGCCAGGGACAGGGCCGCGTTGATCTTCTTGATGATCTTGCCGAGGCGGCAAAACACGCCCGAATTCGCCGTCGTGTAGTCGAAGGCCATGTTCCTGTTCCCGCAGGACGTGGACGGAATGGCTGCCTGACAGGCCCCAGTGTAAGGCCTACTTGCCGGATCGCCTGTCGGACCACTTGACGCGCGGATTTCGGTAGCCCTTAGGCTGGTACGCATGGCAAGGGTCAAGAAGGACATCATGTGGCCTGGCGAGGTGGACCTGCCCGACGGCCGCGGCGGCCGCCGGCGGCTCCGCTTTACGCCCCAGTTCGTCGCCCACCTGGGTCGGCGGATGCGGGACATGATGGCCGCCGGCCTGTCGATCCCACTGGCCTGGGAGCACCAAGACGAGGCCAAGCCGCAGACGCCCGAGGAACAGGCCCGCCGCAAAGCCGAGGCGGCCAAACTGACGCTGGGCCGGGCGACGGCGGCCGAACTCGGCCCCGACGGCGTGGTTCACGGGGAATTCGAGGTCCCCCTGGACGAGGACGCGCGGCGTCTGCCGAGCGTCGGCTTCGTCTCGCCAGAAATCCGTTGGAACTTCCGCGACGGTACGGGGCGACTCTGGCCCGGCCCGTCCATCACCCACGTGGCCGTCACGGCCAAGCCGGTGTGCCATTGGCAGCGCCCGTTTACACAGTCAGCGGTGGCAGCCTCTCCGGCCGTGGCATTGTCCTTGGCCGTTTCCAGGTTGCGGCGCGGCCCGGCCGCCGCGTCGCCCGATTTGGTCCGCCTGTCACTCACCGACCTAGTCCCCATCCGCCTGGGAGAATCCGCGATGCCCGAGACGAGCGAGAAGAACAAGGACCAGGAGCGCCAGGGCGACGCCGGCCTTCGGCCGCTGATCGAGGCCCTGCGCGAGGCGGGCCTGACGATTCCCGACGAGGTGACCGACCTCGACGGCCTCATCATCGCCGTGAAGGCGTCGGGGTCGCCGGCCGCGGCCGACACGGCCGAGCCCGAGGCGGTGCCGGAACAGGAGACGTCGCCGCCGGCGGCGGCACTCATGAGCCGCGAGCAGTTGCAAGAGCTGACGCTCAAACTGAGCCGCGCGGAGGAGCGGGCCAAACTGGCCGAAAGCCGGGCCGTCCAGGCGGAACAGGCGAGCCTGAAGGGCCGCATTCACGCCCTTGCCGCCTCCGGCCGGATCGGCCCTCGCCTCCGTGAGTCGCTCCTGGCGGAACTCAAGACCGTCCGCCTGTCCTTGGACGAGCGCGGCGAACTGGCACCGGTCCCCATTCTGAGCAAGGTCGAGGCCTACGAGGCGCTTGAGCCGAACACCTCATGGGCGGCCGAAGCGGCCCAGTTGTCGCTGGGCGAACGTGAGGTGGAAGTTGAACCACCCGACAGCGTCGCTGACGCGCGCGCGACGGTGCAGGAGATCGTCCGGCTTTCTGGGTGCGACGAGAAGACGGCCGAGGGGATCGTCGCCAGGCTAACGCGCTAAACGTGCAGACCATCGGCATAGGACGTGGCATCCTGGTCCTGACAACGAGGAGTGCGACGTAACGGGGGTGTGACATGACGACGGCGGCGAGCGTGACGGGCGAGGACGTGTTGCGACACCTCAGGGAGACCGGGACCGGTCCGGACCGGTGCCGGCTCGTCCAGGACTTTCTCCGCGGGCGGCCCGACGCGAGCGGGGAAGATGTGGTGCGATTCCTCCAAGAATCCCACGTCGCCCTGGGCACGGTCCGCAAGGCCGGCAAGTTCGTGTTCGGGCACGACTGGACCATCGCCGCCGACGAGGCCGTGCCGACGGACGAGACGCGACAACTGCGCGCCCAGGTGGCCGAACTGGAGCGACAGCTCCAGGAGGCGACCGGGCGACACCGCTCGCTCATGACCGAGAACCAGAACCTGCGGGCCCAAATTCGTTCGCTCAACGATCAGCTCTTGCCCTTGCGGGCGAAGGCGGCGGACGCCGCGACGCCCGGCCAGCCGGCCGCCGGCCACCAGGCGACGCCGGCGGAGACGAGGGCCGAGCCGAGGGCGAAGGGGAAGTAGCGACCAGACCGGCCGCCGTGCGGCGCGGCGATTCCGTGCCATTGCGGACTGACCGACACTACTAGTACGAGGTGCAACCATGCCTTTGCTCGATGTTCCCGGATTGCCCGGCGTCCGGTCCCCCAACACGTCCAGTAATCGCCTGGTCTCCCGCCAGGGGATGCCGACGTTCCTTGCCGGCGGGCGTGTCATTGACGGCACCCTGTCGCGCGACCCGGGCAACTCGGGCGACACGGACGTGCTCCGGTCCGGCCTCATGATGGGCAAGGTCACCGCGAGCGGCAAGTACCGGCCGTCGGTCATCGGCGTGTCCACGGCCGCCTACGTGGACAACGACACGACCATCGCCGTGAGCGAGGCGACCGCGACGGAAATCTCCCGCCTGAAGACCCTGGGCGGGGGCGGGAACCTGTCGCTGAAGTTCATCGGCCCGCCCACCGCCGGCGGCACCGTGGCGGCCACGGCCATCACCGTCACGGCCGTCACGGTCAACGGCGCGTCCAGCACGATCACCGTCGGCGACCTGAACCTCAACAAGGTCGCCGGGTCGTTCATCACGCCGGCCGACGGTTCAGAGACGCCGATCACCTTCATCCCGGACGGCTGGGGCCTGAAGGTCACGGACAACAACGGGGCCAGCCTGTCGGACGTGGAATTCCCGCAGGTGCCTGTCGCCGGGGTCATCGACGCGAGCCAGCTCATTAACTGGCCGAGCGATTCGTCCTTGCAGACCTGGGTCAAGCAGGGGTTGAACGGGGCCGGCGGCGGCCAGTTCGTCTTTGACGACGGGTATTGATCCCTGCCTGCCTCGGCCGGGATTGTATGAGAACCAACGTGGCTAGGCTGACGAGCCGAAACGGCGGGTCTACCCCACCCGCCCGCCACGTTTACCTAGGGGACCGCCTGGGGGGCGGCTAGCGAGCATGAACCGTGGCCAAAAGCCTCCAACAGGTCCTCGGGTACGTCGAGATCAGCGGACGCATCCAGGCTACCGCCAGCGGCATCCCGCAGCCGCTGCCCCCGGCCTTCCTCAAGCCGACGCGCGGCGTCATCGGCAACAAGGCCAGGTACACCCGTTACACGGGCGAGCGGCGCGTGGCCAAGCTCAACAAGTACGGCGCACCGGCCCGCAGGACGAACTTGCGGGACGTGGGCGAGGTGGACGTTCGGCTGCTGCACTCCTTCGACGAGCAGCCGATGGACGCCGCGACCATGAAGTACCTCCGCTCGCCGGTGTCCTATGAGTTCGATCAGGGCGAACAGGAGGTCGCCCGGCAGGACCGCGAGTTCGCCATGAAGCAGGTCAACCTGCGCGTCGCCGCCACGCTCCAGGTCCTCCGCGTCGGCAAGATTTATTGGGACGCCGACGGCAACCTTCTGCCCAGCAGCAGCGGGGCCGTCGAGACCCACGACTTTCAGCTCGCGGCCAACAACAAGGACCAACTCAACGGCATCATTGCCCAAAGCTGGGCCCTGACTTCGACCGACATCCCGCTGCACCTGCGCAACCTCAAGAAGCGGGCCCGCCGCCTGACGGGGCTTCCGCTCCGGTACGCGATCTACGGCGAGAACATCCCGACGTACCTCAGCCAAAATGATTACGTTCTGGACTACCTCGCCCGCAACCCGGACATGAACCAGCGCTGGCTGGCCAGCGCGGAAATTCCCGACGGCCTGTTCGGGTTCACCTGGGTTCCGGCCTACGAGGCGTTCTACGAGGACGACGCCGGCACCAACCAAGACCTCTGGTCCGGCGACGCCGTGGTGTTCACGCCCGAGGTCGATGAGACGTGGTGGGAGTTCCTCGAAGGCACGTTTCCCGTGCCGACGACGTTGAACGTCCAGGCCGACGCGGAGGCGGCCATCAAGAGCTTCAAGGACGTGCGCGGCATGTTCGGGTATGCGACGGTCGGCTACAACCCGCCGTCCATCACGACGTACCGTGGCGACACCTTCCTCCCGACCCTGAAGGTCCCCGACGCCGTGTTCTCCGCCGACGTGACGCCGTAGCCGTGACCGCGGCCGTGCCGCTTCGGCGGACGGCCCTTGGCCCCTGGGCATTCTCCGAGCAACCGTAGGAGCAACTTATGAGCAGCCGGCACATCCGCGGCAACTTGGTCTACAAGAGCACTTACGTCAAGACGACGGCCGGCGCCATCAACGCCGCCGACATCGCCAACGCCAGCCTCGTCGTCGTCAACAAAACGAGCGGCGGCGCCACGGCCGTCACCCTGCCGGCCGCACAGTACGTCGGCCAGGCGTGGAAGTTCGTGGACGCCAAGGGTGACGCGGCGGTCAACCCGATCACGATCACGCCGGCGTCCGGCCTGATCAACGGGGCCTCGACCTACGTCATCAACGAGAACTACGGGTCCGTCGAAATCGTTTGGGACGGCACGAACTACACGACGGACATGATCGCCCGGCCGCAAAGCGCCATCCGCTTCACGGACAAGTTCATCGGCTCCGCGCAGGTGCTCGCGCTCAACGCGACCCCGCAAACCCTCGTGGCCGCGCCCGGGGCGGGCAAGTTCCTGGAGTTTCTGGGGGCCTACCTGTTCCTGGACTATGCCACGACGGCGTATAACGGCATCGCCGCCGGCGAGGACCTGGTGGTGAAGTACACGAACGCGGCCGGGGCGGCGGTTTCGACGCAGGTCGAAACGACCGGGTTCCTCGACCAGACCAGCGACCAACTCCGGGTCGCCCGGCCCGTCGGCACCGACCCGGCCGTGCTGGCCCTGGCGTCCAACGCGGCCCTGGTGCTGCACCTGTTGGTGGGCGAAGTCACGACTGGGGACAGTCCGCTCAAGGTGCGGACCTTTTACCGTGTCATCGAGCAGGCCAGCCTGGAGGCCATTGCGTAGGCAGGCGTAACGCGGACCGGCCGTGGCACAGACCCGTTACCTTACCGAGCAGGACCTGCACAACCGCCTGTCGGCGGAGGGGGTGGCGCTGCGTGTGGACGACGGCCCGCCGGACGACCTGGGCGACGTGATCGACGACGCCAGTTCGCTCATCGAGGAGTACTGCTGGCAGTTTTACGACGCCGCCCAGCTGGCGCAGAGCGAATGGGTCAAACAGCGGGCGACGGACCTGGCGGCCCAACTGTTGTGCGAGCGGAGGGGCAATCCGGCCCCGGTCGGCGTGGCCCGGAGACACGACCGGGCGGTGGAGAGCCTGGAAATGGTCCGGGAGGGAAAGCTGCGCATCCCCTGGCTCCCGCTCCGGAGGACGTGCGCCCCGCGGCTGGCGAACCAGCGGGCGAGGCTGGAGCCGGTCATTCACGTGGTCACGGAGAAGCGGCGGAGCACGGTGAAGGCGAAGAACTACCGGCAACACGACGACAAGTGGGAGTTCTTCGACTACTCGATTTGACGCGCCAAGGCCAGGGCGCGGCCAAAGCCAAGGCGTGGCCCCGCGCCATAAGCGTGCCGGCCCGGGACGTTTCCCGGATCACCTGCCGCAGGGGCCGATGGGCTGTTCGTGTCGTGGCGATCCTGTCGTGGCGGTCCCGTTCCGCGCCCGGACAGGTCTCCTCGGGGCCCCGCTCGCCAGGCCCTGCCGAACGACAGCGGCGAGCCGTAACGGGTCGAGGCTGTCGTCATGGCGCAGGTCGTTTACACCACGGCGAGCCGCGAAGAGGTGCTGGGCGTGTTGCGCCGCCTGCCCCGCGTACTGGCCGGCACCGAGGCCGACGCCGACCGGGTGGCCGAGGGCCTGCAACTCCGCCTCGGGCTGACCCTTCTGGGCCGAATCCAGGAGGCCTTCGTCGTCAAGGCCCGCGGCGGCACGGACGAGGCCGGCATCGCCTGGACGCCGCTCAAGCGGGAGACCGTCGCCTCCCGCCGACCGGCGCCGCGGAAGCGGTGGGGCGAGAGACCCCGAGGCCTGTTGACCGGCAAGGAGGACGCGACCTGGCGGCGGATTTTTGCCGTCCGGCTGGCCTGGATTCAGGCCAAGCACGGCCTGGACTACAAAGAAGCGGCCGCGATGGCCGCCCGGCAGGCCTGGGCCGAGGTCAAGCGGCAGGGGGCCCGCACGAAGCTGGCCGTCTACGGCGGCCGGCAGGTGGAAATCCTCCGAGACACCGGGGAATTGTTGGCGTCCCTGGGCCCCGGCGTGGACGGCCGGCCTCCGGACGGTCAGATTCTGCGGATGCTGCCCGGCCGTGTAGTGGTCGGCACGAACAAGAAGACTTGGCACCACCGGGGCGTGCCGGGGCGGCTGCCGCGCCGGCCCCTCTGGCCCGACGACGGGCGGCTGCCGGATTCGTGGTGGTCGGCCCTGACCGGCGCCCTGGCGAGCGGTCTGGTTCGGGTCCTGACCCTCATTCTCCAGGGGAGGGTGACGTGAGCCAGAGGGCCCTCCTGTTGGCAGTCCGGGACTGGCTGCGTCGTCCCACGACCGAGGGCGGCTGCGGCCTTTCCGACACGGAATGCGACCTGTCGTTCGACGGCAGTCCCCCGCCGGTGTGTGGCGAACGGTTTGTCGCGGTCCACGCCGGGTCGTGGGTCGGCAGCGGCAACCGGAACTGCCTGGAGGAGGTCTATGGGGTCCAGGTCACGGTCACGGTGCGGATGGGTCGGGCCCCGCGGGACCGGATCGGCAATCTCCTCGTCGGGCCGGAGGGGGAGGCCCTGGACAGGACCCTTGAGGCCGTTCGGGCGTCACTTCATGCCGACCCGCGGTCCGAATGGGTCCGCCAGCGGGCCAATGAGATCATTGGCGTGGCCGACAACGGGTTCGTGGAGACGCTGGCGTTTCTGGGCGGCGGCCAGCCCCAGGCAAAAGGTCCGGAATGGTTTGGGGCCGTGGTCGGTGAGGATCAGGGACCGATGCCGGTCGGCATCGCCCAAACACTCACGTTCGGCCGGGCGAAGCGGGTTCAGGTCGTTGAGGAGGCATCATGAACGACGAGGCCAGTATGGAGCCAATGTCGGCGGCGGGGCCGAAGGCGGCGGGGCCGAGGCCAGCGAAAACGCTGCGGATTCACCTGCTCGTGAAGGACCCGGACGGCCGCATCCGGTCGGCGCCGGCCGGGTCGCCCGTTCTGATCGGGAGCCGGTCGAACTACCGGGCCGCCTGTGACCCGGCCATCGTCCTGGGGACGTACGACCGGGGTACGACCGAGCCCTGGGCCGTCCGCTGTGCCGCGTGCAAGGCGACGGCGGAGTTTCAGGCGGTTGACCAACCCAAGCCGAACCGGGCCGCCGACCCCCAGGTGGACCCCAAGGACCTATGACGCTGAGGGCGGCGCGGCTCGACTTGGGCGACCGCAAGGAAGTCTGGCAGCTGCTCCAACGGCTCGACGAACGGCGGCGGCTGGAGTTCCTCCGGTGGGCGTGCCGCCAGGTCCGCGGGCCGGACCGGATGGCCGAGGTCCGGGTCACGAATCATACGGGGACGGTCCACGAGACGTACATGGACCTGATGCACCTGGAAGTGGCGTTCGGCCTGGACCTGGCCGCCGCCCTGGCGGAACTGGTGAGGCGAGTTCGGAGGTTGTGACATGGCGCTGGGGACGTTCGTCGCGGGGCGGTATGCCGGCACTTATGACCCCGTGGGGGCCCCGACCGTGGCCGACATCGGCCTTCAGGAGAAGGGCTACGAGATCGGCATTGAGTTCAAAAAGCAGCTCATCCAGGAATCGGACGGCTACGGCGAAATGATCCTGGACGGCATCTACCGCGGGTGCAATTCCTGGATCATGGGGACGGCCTTGGAGTGGAAGGCCGGCATTCTCAACATGCTCCTGCCGTATAACACGCTGGCCCCCAGCGGGGCCACATCCCTGGCGGCCGGCGTCATCGGTCGATTGGATTCCGCCGTCGCCGGCATCCTGGTGCTGACGGCCGTTGCCGGCACGGCGTCGGCGACGACGCCCGCCAGCCTGACGGCCACCTACGCGATCATTTCGACGGACCAGCTCCGCTGGATGCTCACGAGCGAGCACCGCAAGATGCCGTGGAAAATGCAAATCCTGCCTTACGACGTGAGCGGCAACGCCACGCTCTGGACCGCGACCTAGCACGGCGGCCAAGCCACGTTCCTCCCGCGACGGGACGGCCCGGGCACAAGTCCCGGGCCGTCCTCACGTCCGCCCGCCCGGTAGGGGCCACAATGTGGTCATGACCAGCGAAGCCACGCTGACCATTGTCCTCCAGGAACAGGCGGCTGCGGTCGCGCCGCCGGCGCCGCCCAGTACCATCCGCCCCCCGCCCCTGCCGACGGCCGCGACGGCGGCAGTGTCGCCGGCGCCGCCCGGCGCCGTCCGGCCACCGCCCCTGCCTTTGCCGTTGCCGCCCCAGCCCGCCCCGCCGCCGCCACAGACTTCCTCGGCGGTTGTGCCTCCCGCGAACGTCATGCCGCCGGCGCCCAATGATGCCACGGCCTCGCAGGCGACAGGGGTCCGCCAGCACATCACGTCCGGCGTGATTGCGCAAATCGACGACGAGGTGAAGCGGCTGGCGAACGAAATCGAACGGCTGCGATCCCTGCCCAGTTTGCACAAGCTGCCGATGGGGCTCGCCGAGGCCATCGGCATTGTCGATGAGGCCAAAAGACAGCTGGACGCCGAGGTCAGGCGGCTGAGGGTCAAGGCGACGAAGCAAAACCTGACCGAAGGCCTGGCCGACGTTTTGCCGGCGGAAGCGAAGGACGTGGAAGCCGCCGGCATTGCCGCCGAAGCCAGAAGGCAACTGGACGCCGAAATCAGGCGGTTGAAGGTCAAGGCCGCGAAAGAGAATCTAGCCGAGGGCCCGGCCACCGTCCTGTCGGCGGACACGGAGACAGTCGGGGGCCGGGCCGCCGCGAACACCGTTCTGGCCTGGCTCCGTCCCTTTCTCGGGGCCAGGCTTCCGGTCGGTCTGAGCGGCCTTCTGGGTGGCGGGTCCGCCGGGTCCGGCGGGTCCGGCCCGGCGGGCGGGGCCGGCGCTGCCGGCGGGGCGTCGGGCGGGTCTGGGTTCGCGGGGGCTGCTGGCGCCGCCGGTGCGTTCGGCGGCGGGGCGTCGGTCGGGGCCCTGGCGGGCGCGGCCGGGTTGGCCGGACTGGCGTTCATGGTCGTCCGCGACATCCAGCACATGGCGTCGTCGATCAGCCAGACCTTCCAGACGCAGGCCGGGAATGTCGCCCGGATCGACCCCGACGCCGTGGCGTCCACGTGGGCGGCCGGCACGGCGGCCATTTTGGACATCACGGACAAGGCGGGCCTGCTCTCGGGCGCGTTCAAGACGCTGACGGGAACGGCCGGGGAGCTCGTCCGCGGCCTGGACGCCACGGCGAAGCGATTGTCCCGATTCGAGCCGCGACTGGCCGAGGCGCAGGCGATGGCCAACGTGGCCCAGATCATGGGCGACCTCCGCCGGGCCCAGTTTCTCGGCGGCGAACTGGCGGAGTTTACGGCCGCGCGTTCACGCCTCTCCCAGGTCGGCCAGGACACGCTGGCCGTCGTGCTCAAACCGATCATCCCCAAGCTCACGCTCGTCCTCCAGCTCCTGGCCGACTTCCTCACGGCGGTCGGCCCCCTCGTCGAGAGCGGCGTCCAGAACACCGGCCAAATCGTCAACCTCATTGCCGCCACGCAGCCGCTCCTGGCCAACATGCTGTCGTCTGTTGCGGCCGTCGCCAAGAACACCCGCCGCGACGAGGCGCTCAAGCTCAACCAGCAGTTCAACTTCATGGAACGTCTTCTGGCACTGAGCTTCCAGGAACGCCCCGGCGACGTGCCGTTCCTGGACCAGCGGGCCGCCGCCCGCGGGATGCCGCCCGTGCCCCAGGGCGGTGCGGCCGTGATTCGCTAGTCGAGAGGAGCCGTGTGTCATGAGCCTGTCCTTGCCGGTGGTCGGCCAGCTGTCCTACGGGTCGGTCACGTTCAATTGCACGGCCAAGACGAAGGTCACCGGCCGTCCGGTCTACGACGCCGCCCGCCGGATGGTCAAGTACGTCCAGTTCCGCATTCACGTCGAGGGCTACCTCCAAAGCGACAGCGGCACCGACGCCACGATGAACGTCTGGCGGCAGCAGCTCACGACGCCGGGCCTGGGGCTCTACTACCACAACAAGGGTTTCGGCGACTTCTTCGTCAACGTCAACAGCGTCAAGGACGTTCTTTGGGGGCCGATGCCGAGCCTCTTGGAGTTCACGCCCCTGGGCGGGAACCTGGCGGCCTTCGTCGTTTGGGAGTGCGAGGTCCACGTCCCGCAATGCGGCACGGCGGCCTATTCCTTCGCGCTGTGCGAATTCAATTACGAAGTGGACTATGACATCGACGAGCACGGCTTGAGCACGGTGACGACCAGCGGCCACATCGAGATCGCCAACAACCGTTACGGCCGGGCGGTGCTGGACAGCCCGGACAACTATCTGGAGAAGATCATTCCCGACGTGGCGCTGGGCTTCAAGCGCATCCAGCGAACACGACGGTTGGCCAACAACCGCTCCCGCATGGATTTCCGCTTCGTGGACAGGGAAATTCCGTTCCCCCTGCCCGCCGGGGTCACGGCCATCGACGTGCGGCACCGCGTCAGGAGCAACCTGGGCGACGGGTTCGCCAACTGGGCCAACACGATTTCGGGGACGGTCCACGTCGCGCCTGGCATGCCCAAGAGCCACGCCATGCTGAAATTCTGGTCGATCTTGCGCGGCCGGATTGCCGCCACCCAGAGGACGCTGGGCGGCATGTCGAACGTACTCCTGACCGACGTGGACATTGACGAGGATGTGTTCGGCCTGGGGACCAGCTTCTCCGTCAGCTACATCATTATCTGCTCCCTGGAGCAAATCCTGGCGGCGTCGGGGCTGTGGGAGCCGACGAACGACAGCTTCGGGGCGTGGAAGGCGAGCCTGGCCAACAGCGCCTTCCATCCGAGGGGCTATGCCAAACTGAAGTTCAACCCGGCCTCCGACGTGCTCCTCGACCTCTGCTTGACGCCATCGGCCGCCCAGCCCGGCGCCGCCTCGCCGGGCAACCCTCCGTCACAGATTCTTCAGCCCGGCCCGTGTTCGGGACTGCCGCTCAGGCCCGAGGTCAGCTGGATCAAGTACGAGAACGCGATTTACTACGAAGAGCAGGGGCGAAAGGTCTTTTGGACCAGCCTGCGCGGGGCGGAGGGCGTCATCGAGAACCCACCGCCACCTGGAAGCGTGGCCAACGGCAACGCCCAGGACATGGCCCGCGGCACCGTCGGGCCGCAGAACGAAACGTCCGTTCCCACGGGCGTGGCCGCCTACAGGGCCCAGCGCGTCGGCCAGCCGTATTACAAGCTCCACCTGATCGGCAAGGCCACCCGCTACGGCTACCCCATCCCCATTCCCCGGCTCATCAGCAAGACTTACATCCTGGAAAGTCTGGGCGTCCCGCGGATCACTCACAAGGTCATCGGCTCGAATTGCGGCGTGCCGATCTACTCGGCGAAATGGCACGTGGAGTACATTTTGTGGTTGAAAAGCCCGACCACCATCGACGGGAGCGCCAACCCGAAGACCGGCACGGACGGCGGCCCGTTGCCGACGAACGCCAACAGCAAAACGCCGGGCATTGGTTAGCGGGCCGTCAGAACGTCCTTTCCACCAGTGCAACCATGCGCTCGGCCGCCTGCCGGACCGCGGCGCTTTTGTCGTACTTCAGCCTCCGCAGTTCGGGGAGCAGTTCCTTGGATCGCTTGTCGAGGAGGAAGACCGCGTTGACGGCCGCCGTCCGGATGGCGGGCTCAACGTCCTGGAGCCTCTCCTTGATGACCGGAAACGCCTTGCCGCGCAACTCCTCGTGACGCTCGATGATTTTGACATAGGAGCGAAACGCCTCCCATCGAGGGCTGTCAAGGAGTTTCTCCCACCTGTGCTTGTTGAGGGGGTGGCTACACCATTCGGCCAGGCGCAGCAGGTCCTTTTCGGTCGTCACGATCTCGCCGAGGGTCCGCAGGGCCTCCACCATGGCGCTAATCCAGTCCTGAATCCTGTCGATGGTGCCATCATTGAGGTCGTTCTTGAACGCGGCCTTGTAGCAATCGAGGGCCAGAAAGACGAGTGGGGCGGCGTCCGAGGCGTCCTCCTTCATTTCCGCCAGGTCCTTTATGGCCTTGAGCGCGTTCGGCAGGAAGGCGTCGGTGAGGACGGTCTTGACGGGCCGGTACAGCTGGGGCGCGACTTTCTCCAGGGCTTCCAGGGCGGCGATGCGGCCGTCGCTTCCCGTATTCTCGATCCCGGCCATGACGATCAGGGCCCGGGCCGCCGGCCGGGCCTGTCCCCCCAGGGCCCGCAATTCCGCGGCGGCCTTGATCCGCGTCGCCTTGTACGGGCTGTCCAGTTGCTTGACGAGCGCGGCCACGCGCTCGTCAAGCTCCTTGGGGTCGGCCGCTGGCGTCCCGGCGTCCTGGCCGGCGGCCCGGCAACAAAACCCGAGGGCGGCCACACAGACGCAAACGCGGACGCGGAGGGCTTGGGGCGTCATGGCGTAGCTCCTTGGCGGTTCGACCTTTGGCATTTCGTTGGCGGAACGGAGGAATTGTCGTCTCCGGGCCAAGTTTCCGCAACCTGGACAGACGAGCACGTTGGGCCGCTCGACAAAATCTCCGCGCCGAATCGGGTAGGTCTTACTCTGAAGGCACGACATGCCACGCGGCCATCCGAGGTGTCGGCTATGGGAGAGGTCGAAGTCCACTCGCCAAGTGTGAGGGTTGGTGCGGACCGCCGGTCCGGAAGCGGCTGGACGATGGGCGTAAGGGGCTGGGCGGCCCAGGCGGTCAACGTGACGGCCGTCGCCCTCATCTGCCTCATGTTCTACCAGGACCGGCACGAGGCCCTCAAGGCCGCGACGGAGGACCGGAACCTCTACCGCGAGGAACTGAAGGCCGAGCGGGCGGCGCGGGCTGCCGAGATCGCCACCCTGAACCAGACGATTGGCGAGAACACCTCGGCGGTCAAGGACTTGGTCCGCGAGTTCCGGAAGCACGCACCATGACGCCGGCATTGGTCAACGTGGCTGTGATAGTTCTGGTGGTCTGGCACAAGGCCAACAGGAAGGTCCAACCGTCTGCCCGCCATCCTGTCCGCTGGGAGTAGGGAGGCTGCGCGTGACTCTCGACGAAGCCCTGCCGGAGCTTGAATCGGGCGATTTGCTCCTGGTTCGGCGAAGCCGCACCTGGTTCGGTCGGTTGGTCCGTCTCTTCAGTGAATCACCGTATTCGCACGCGGCGATGGTGGTGTTCTTGCAGGCGCCGCGAGTGGCGGCGATGCCCGCTGTGCTGGAATCCTTAGAGGGTCACGGGGTCCGCCTCTATCCGCTTGACCGGTACGTGCGTGAGTGTGATGCCGCCGGCGTCATCCTCGACTGGTACAGGATCGTGGACGAGCGTGTGGACCGGGACCGACTTGTGGGCCATGCGCTGGCCCACTGGGGTGAGCGTTACGCGCGGCCGTGGCAGTTTGTGGGCTCCTTCGGCCGCCTGGCTCGCGCTGTGCGACGGTGGCTGAGGATGCCGCCAGACGCTGACACGTCGGGCTGGTTCTGCTCGGAGATATACGCCGACGCCCTTTTGTTAGCCGGGTATCGCCCGAACGAGGACGAGCCGCCGCTCGTCCCGGCCTTCACTCGCCCTGGAGACCTAGCGATGTTGGACTGTCTTCAACGCCGCGCCGTCCTGACGGCGAAACGGTAGGCCGCACGGTGCATACTAGGGACGGTTGAATACTATGGGCGTGGTCTGTCACGTAATTAGCCGCATGTCGTTGGCCAGGGTGGTGCTGGCCACATGGGTGTGGGCCATCGCGGCCGGAGTGTTCGTCGGCCGGGTCGTGGCCGACACGGCCCCGACCTGACTCGGGCCGGTGTGCCTGCCGGGCCAGTTGGGCCCCGCCCCGTCGCTCCTGGAGCGTGGATGGAACACTCCCAGGCGGCCGCCGGAAACCGGTGGTTATGTCACACGCAATTTCGTCGTCTACTGTGCCGACCGCGAGTTGGCCAGAAAAATCGGCGACTGGGCCGAGCACTGGCGGAAAGAGAAGGCCGTTGAGTGGCTAGGCCAGGAGATGCCGCCCTGGGGCGTGCGCTGCCCCCTGTACGCCCAGGTAGACGCGAACGCCGGGGGGTACACCGCCTTCGCGTTCACTGACGGCGCGATCCGCAGCCAGGAGATGCACGTCCGCGGACCGGCGGACCGCATCGTTCAATCTGTGCTGCCGCACGAGATCACGCACACGGTTCTAGCCTACAGATTCCGCCGGCCGCTGCCGCGCTGGGCGGACGAGGGCGCGGCGGTCCTCTCGGAGGACGAGGTCGAACACCGACGGCAGGAGGCGGTCCTGGAGCAGTGTTTTGCGCGGCGGACTCACTACTCGCTATCCCAGCTCGTGCGCCTGACCGACTACCCGCAGCAGTCGGACCGGATATTGAGCCTCTACGCGCAGGGCTACTCGGTCACTCGCTACCTGGTGGAGCTCAAGGACCGCTCTGCTTTTTTGCGATTTCTCGGCGACGGCCTGGGCGGTGACTGGGACGGGGCCTTACGCCGGCATTACGAGATTGCCGGGCTCGCCGACCTGGAGGGTCGCTGGCTGACCTGGTGCCGCAGGCGGGGTAGGCCGGCAGGCGGAACTGTGCCTGGCTCCGTCCCAGCTGCCGTGCCCGAGCCTCCTGGCGGAGCTGGGCTGCCGGACGACCGGTCGCGGCTGGCTGACATTCTCCAGCGACTGGAGCGGGCGCACCAAATCGCCGAGGGCCTGCGCGAGCAGGTCCAAGGGCTCAGGGCCGAGCAGACCGGAACGACGGGCCGGGTGTTGGGCATCCTGGACCGCCTCGACGGGGTCGGCGACCTTGCGGCGAAGGTTAAGGCGGCTGAGCCGGCCCTGGCCGCCGCCGCCGAATTCGCGGGCTGGGGGAAATTCCTGCCGTGGATCGCCGGCGGCGCGGCCTCCGGCGGGGCCGTGCCGCTGGTGTGGGCCGGGCTGGCCCTCGGCCGGTCCCTCCTGCGGCGGTTCGTGCGAAAGCCCGGGACAGATCAGGGCGGAAACCGGATACCGGCCGCGCACGGGACACCGCAGGAGGGACCGGTCGGCACGGCCACGGGGTCGGCCGTCACGCTTCCGCCAACCCCGTCACCGCCATTGCCCCAGATCGTCCGCACCGAACGGCAGTTCGTGCCCTACGAAACGCCATCGGCCGAACTGCAAGCGCTCAAACTGGCGATGGACGAGTACGTCAAATTGCACCCTGGCGCCCGGGCCACGGTCGAAACAATCGAGGCCTACGCCCGCCAGATTCACAGCGGCATGGACAAGACCAAAGTCTCTGCGCCCGCGATGGGCACGATAGGAGCGTGAACGATGCCAGTTTTTCGGTCCGACGAGGTCCTCTGGTATAACCCGCCCGGCTCGATCTGGGGCCGGTTGGGGTATGCCTGTCCCAACTTCGGCGACGACCCAGCCACCCTCAACAACTCGATCGCGTACTTGGTCCAGGTCATCGGCCGCAACCTGTCGGCGGTCATGCACCACGGCGACGCGGACCTGCGGCGGCCGCCCAGCGTGAACACTCTCATCCGCGTGCACAAGTTAATCACCCGCGCGCGGTCGATCCTGGCCGGTCGCGCCGTGCCGCCAGGTCAGCCCCGGATGGAGCCGGTCCATGCCACCCCGGCGCCGGAGGTTTTCCTGATCTTCCCAGTGCCCTACTTCAAAGTTCGCAACGCCTGGATGAAGGAGTGGTGTGGGCTGGCCCTGAACGCGCTGGGCGAGCTCATGCAGCACACCGACAACCGTGTCGAGTTCGAGATCGGGCTGGAGTGCGCGGGCCTCGTCAGCCAGTACCTCCAGCGAATCTACGTGCGGATGGCGACCGAGCTCCTCCAAGTCCCGCTGGCCGAAGCGTCCAAGCCCGACTTCCTCCTCCAGGAGCAGGTATTCGCGGCCTACGACCCGGCGAAATGGTTCACGAGTTCGGAGCTAATCGACACGGTCAGCCCGCTCGACCTGGTCCCCACCGAGGACGACCTCCGCGTGCTCACCGACGGGATTCCGGCGACACAGCTGGTTGGCCTGGGCCGATACCCCTCGGGTCTCGATGTCCAGGCTCGGGCGGACGATCTCGGTTCCGTCGGGTCGCCAGCGGTTGGCCCGGCGTCGGCCGCGTCACCTGGCCAACCGGCCGCCCCCGCATTTGTGCCGCCGCCCGGTCCGTAGCCGGTCGGACATGGCCTCACACACTCGATTTCTGGCAGTAGATCGGAAGCGACCATGCGAACGCGACTGCTGACCGGTATCTGCCTGGCCGCCGTACCCCTCGCGCTGGCCGCGACGGCCGCAGCCCCGCCAGTTCCGCCGGCCGCCGGCTACGCGGACTTTCCGCCGACCATCGGTCGGCAGCAGGTCATTATCCTGCGGGTGATCGACGGGGACACGGTTGAGATCGGACTGATCTGCCGCGAGCGGGTCCGTCTCGACGGCATCAACAGCCCCGAGAAGGACACCCCGGAGGGCAAGGCGGCTGCGGCGGCGCTCCGCCGACTGCTCCCGGAGCACACGGTCACCGTGGCCGAGCTCCGGGGCAGGGAGAAGTTCGGGAGAATCCTAGGTGAGTTGTACACGCCCGGCGGCGATAAGGCGGCCTCCGAACTGGTACGTCTGGGACACGCGCGGCCGTGGGACGGCCGTGGCGACCGGCCATAGGGAGATAGGTCGCCCTTTGGACCGGGGCGGCCGCCGTGGCCCCGCCGCTACGGGAATGGCGGCGGGGCTCTTTGAGACATCGAGATGTTCGCCTTGCTCATCCTGGCCGCACTGGAGGCCGCCTCGCCGCTCCGGGACCTGTACCGCTTCCCGAGTAAGGCCGAGGTCGCGGGAGTGCTGAGTTTCAACCGGACGTTCCGTGAGCGGATGACGGCCCTGGCGGGACACTGGCTCATTCTGCGGGATGAGGAACTGGACGTAATCGCGCTGGCGCATCAGGAGGCGTGGGAGCAGTACCGGGCGTGGGACGCCCTCGACGACGCGCTGACTGTCAGCCTGTGCATCAGCCGAAGGATTGCGGGCATGCGCCGGCTGCGGGAGCTGCTGGGCGATGACGCCTACCACGAGGGCCGGATGCCGCCGCCGGTGCCGATGTGGAGATTTCGGGAGAGATGACGACGGTCGGCAGCTCACGGCGTTCTTCGGGGCCACGTCGAGAAGCTTGGCCGGAGGCGGTGCAAGGCGTGCCAGTGGGTGATGGACCGGAAAAACGGCTGGGCCTCTGGCCCTGGACCAAGACCAAGGCCCGCATCTCGGAAGGGGTGCGGCTCGCCTTGGCGAGACGAAAGGAAAAGACCAATGGGCCTGTACCGATCAAAGGTCGTGGAGGTCGAGGCGAACCAGTTCCTCTACCCAGCAATTGCTCCGATCGGCGTCCGCACCCGCGAGGACGGGTCCTGCTACGTCATCACGATTCACGGACAGGAGACGAATGTCGAACCGGGCGACTGGATCATCCTGGAGGAGCCGCGCCCGGACTCCTCGTGGCGAAAGGGCGAACGGGCCTACCCGTGCAAGCCGGACGTATTCCACAGGAAGTACGAGCACGCGGGGTATGACTGATGGGCTTTTCATCCTGGGTTCACATTGACGTTGATCGGGTCGTTCGGGAGACCGACGCGGCCTTCCTGTTCGACATCGACGGCGAGGAGGTTTGGGTGCCCAAGAGCCAAATCGCCGACGCGGACGACTACGGGGCGGGCGACGAAAACGTGTCGGTCAGCGTGACCGCGTTCATCGCCCGCGAGAAGGGCCTGGGGGAGTAACCAGCCATGCACTACCGCAACGGCCGCGAGGCCAAGAACGGGGACAAGATCGTGAAGCTCGATGGCGGGAAGGTGGTCGCGTTCGGCGTGCTGCACAGCGCGACGCCGGGCAACGATTACTGCAACGGCAACATCGCCGTGATCCAGCCTCCGAACGACTACGCCTGCATGGTCGATTGCCTCCACGTTGACGACGTGGCCGAACTGCTGAAGGAGAAGGGGCTCGACAAACGCCCCGCAGGCAAGTGATAAAGATGACGACGCTCAAGGCCTCGCTCGTAACCGTGGTGCTGGGCTCCGTACTGGCGCTGGCCGTGACGGCCGTCAGCCTGGCGGACCTCGTGGCGTGCGTCGTCCCGCCCGTGCGGCGGCGGCGCAGCTGGTGGGATGACGGCCGGTGGGTGAACTGAATGG